CGCAAATCTATTTGAGGCATTCAGACACAACATTGTGCTGTTTGCTAACTTTAGGTTTCTCAGATCGTTTCGGGTTGACTACCCTCCACGACGTCTCCGGTAACCGGTTTCCCAGCTAGGGAGCCGGCTTTCTGGTTTCGGATATGGGGGCTTAGCCCTGATTAGAGCCTCGCTTACCGACCCCTTACGAAGTGCGACTAATCTCAGTTTCCTCCACAAGGTAACAAGCCTTGTAGAGGGTGCCGCTTCATCGCTCTCGCGAGTGAAGTAGTCTATCCGCTTAGGAAGGGCAGACTGCCCTTCGTCAGCTTCAAAGACCTGAGACCAGACCCCGTCTAAAGTCGTCCATTCCGGGAGAACTCCTGGACGCAGCACTCGTAGAATATCATCGATTTTCTCGAATGTCTTTCGTAATCTGTTGGTAAAAGGGTATGCTACCCAGTCGGTGAAGAATGTATTCCATTCTACCTCGTTGCCCTCAAGACCTAAGGTCTTAACGGCACTGGGCCCAAACACTCTTTTGTCGGTTGACTGAGAGCGTTTCCGTCCATTCGGAAGCGTAACGGATTCCTTCACACGGTGCGTCGCATCCGTGTAACGAACTCCGCTCGCTAGGTAAAGCGTACGCTCAAACGCAACATTTCGGCTAATCAACATCCCAACGAGCCGGTCCCATAGACTCTGAGCGGTTGCCCAAAGTCGTCCGGAAGCCGCCTCGCCATGTCTCCCTGGACCAATGGCAGTTAACCATGCCTCAACAGGCATTGGCCAAACACCACCAGGTCGACAAAGATAGGCGATGAGACTACTGAGACGATTATTTAAACTCAGAGAGACTGGCAGTCTCCCCAAGTTCTTATACCCGAAACCTGCAAAGCGAGCTACGCTGGAGACCCTTAGCGTACCAAAGGTCTCACACTTCCGTACCAGTTGATCGAGTGCCCCTAGGTGGCAGAGTGCCACTAGGAGTTCGGCCAATGATACGGGAGAACAGTTGCGTCCGCGGATGTAAGTTCGCTTCGCAAACTCAAGAGAACCACTCGTAGACACCATCGACTTGGCTAAGCCGACCTCTACTCCAATGGTCTCCATTATCCGCAGATACTCTGCAGCCACGAGTTTGTCACCAATGACAATATCGTCTCCGAGGACTGCGTAGAACAGGAACCATCCCTCATGATGAGGAAGCACTCTATGTGCTGCGAGTTGAACAAGGGCATGGTGTGTCAAAGCAAGCATCGCCCACGATGACAAGGCACCCATAGGTTGCCCCACTGAGTAAGCGACCGAATTGAAACCCAAGTTGTAGCTTTTGGCTATCTTAGGTAATCGATAAGGCCGCCCAACCAGTAGTCTGGCCCATGCAGTGCTGAGAGTATCACCCATAAGATGCGTCAGTAGGTCCATCTGTAACAACAGTGGCAGCCTATCCGTCGCAGCTGATAGATCATAAGAAGCAACAAACTGTCGCTCCTTTTTGAACCTCTTAATCAGACGCTCCACCGGAGCGATCTGGTTAAAAGTTCCATCAGTCGAGATCTTTCTCAACTGATCGAATATCCACTTATGCAGGGGATACATAAGTGTTTGAGTGATACAATTCACCATAGCAAAGACTCGAATCTTTCCAGGTTCTTCCTTGAACCCTAATTTCCCAAAGGTAAGGGTAGGCCAAGTGAGTTCCTTATATAGCCAAACCCGGTTTAGAGGTTGTCCGTTGCTAAGGTAGAAGTTTCCTTCCGCCTCAGTCGGATATACCTGTACTCCCAAGTTTGAGTATACTAGGCTCATCTCGCGCTTACCCTCCCTCCACTCACCAGCGAGTTTATCCAGATAGTTCTTCGATATCTTTTCAAATATCTTCACTATTGGATTAATCGCCCAGAGTAAGTCGAGACCATCTACCGCCTTTAGCCACTTCTTAAGCAAGGCCAGCATTTCCGTGTCAGACGCAAATAGCAACAGATCTGTCGCTAATGCACTGATAGAGGGAAGGCCAGCCGAGTTAGGAGCGCTTTTGCGCATAAATGGAATCGACCAGGGAGTTAGAGCATGTGATGGATCCATCTTCCAGCTAGTAGCAGTATGTGATTCTGCTTTCGCGAAGAAGATTGGAACCCATCCGGACCAAACATCCTTTCTGAACGCGGTAATATCCTTACCGGGAGCAGTTATCGTCTTCAATTTAAGAGCTCCTTTAAACTCTACAACCCTGTAGAGCCCAAAGAGAGTCATCCAAAATCGAATGACGGCAACATCACCTTGGTAAACCATGCGGCGATGCTGCGGATTCATTATCCGTGGAAGACCCCTTCTGGTCCTCGAGACGTTACATCCGATCTCCCAAGGGTTACCTAGCTTCTGTCCACCGGCCACCTGCTGCAATAGCACGTGACAAGTTTTCAGATATTTGGCAAGACCTTGAGGACCGGATCCTCGGTAAATCCGTCTTACGTTCTTCGAGTACCCCCAAACCACTTTCACCAGAGAAGCCGAAAGTTGCCCAAAGATTAACGGAACCGCCCGTAAGAGCAGCCCCGCTAATTTTGCTTCTGCTTTTACACAGAAGGACCAAGATAAGTTTTGCGGCACCAGGCGCCCGTAAAGGTGTCTGATGTTTAGCATTGTCTTAATTTTCTTGAAAAGAATTTAGGACCACTTATCCCTTCGGTTCCCGTTCCTCTCCAGGGAGAGGGCGGCCGCAGGTCGCCTTAGCAGGCTTTGGATATGGTGATCCATTGTGGTTGACCGAAGCAACTTCACGTATGAAGAGGCCCCCTTACCCAGACGAATCTGGATAAGATTTTCGGCTACCTAGCGCTTTCGCTTTTCGTTCGCAGGGCTCTGCTCAAAAGGAGGATCTCCCTTTGACAGCCTTTCTAAACGAAGTGACTGCTCTCGCTAGGCGTCTTATGTCTCAGGTTTCCCCTACCCTCACGGGTTGAGATACCTCAACATTGACGCTTTAGCTCTTCGGTGACCACGATTGGGACCACAATAAGTGCAAGATCCGTTACGAATCACTGAGAGATTTCTCTCTACGTTCGTGGCGGTTCCTAATCTTTTCCCCCTTAATCTATTGCTAGATTAAAGAACGGGCTTAGCCCGCTCCTGTTATACCCATTTAAGGGATTCTAACAGTGAGAGTATCGCTTTCGCGACCACGGATTCCTGTGTTGCCCCACCTTCTCACGAAGGCAGGACAAGTCTAGCCCCTATCCACCCGGGTAGAGTGGTAGTAAGGTTTCTCTAGCTATCACTAGCTAGACTCCCCATCCTAGGCTAAACGTGACCGTAGTTACACTTATTGGGCTTGATCCCAACCGCTGCCTGGGGTTCCCCGTCAGCAAGTGTACACAAAAGCATGAAGCCCGTGGGCTACATAGTGATCCCTCGACCCTTGAACCTAAGTCTAAGAGACGAAGCTCTCTTAAGATTCGAGATTGAACTGCTTTCCTTCACAGGACTGCATCTCACTCGACAAAGGTGCTTAGATCGCAATCACACTATCTAAAGTGTACACTGTGCAGCCGAGTTCGCTTGGCTGATACAGCGGAGGGCCTTTCGGC